GTTCTCGCTTTGGCGAGTGCTTCACGAGCTTTCAACGACACATCAGATAACTCACGATTAGCCGCCTCTTGCTCTTGAGCTTGACGGATACGCATAGCTGATTGTTCTTGCATCGCGCGTTGACGCTCCGCCTCTGCCGCTCTCGCTTGATAACGAGCTTGCTGGCGAGCCATGCGACGCTGACCAACATATTGAGTAGCGCCCGAAACGACGGCTAAAGTTGTCAATGTAACAGGATCACACATAACGTTTAAGATTTATAAAATGAAAATTGTTGATAACCTTCTATATTAGACTCATTAAATACTGCACCCAACCATTTTAACCATCGAATTGATAATTCATTTTCAATCATAACATAGTTAGTCAATACATTATAACTATCATTAAACAAACGATTTAACCACTCTTTTGAGTATTTGATAAAAGTCCGTTTAATAAGGTGCATACGATGAGTACCCAATAACCACGGCACACCCATCCCTTCAACACCCGATCTAGCGATCCCAAACGACCCAATCATACGATGGTCATTGTCAAGTATTGTCCAAGATTCGTCCGATAGTTTATACGATTCATCGATAGCCAAACGCGGATGATTACCTAAGCCTATGATCTCCAACATATCGATAGCACGGAGATCATCATATAGTTGTGGAGCATCGAAATGCCCGTTAGCTTTCATCAGGATACAATCCTTATACTTTATTTCATCATCCATATCGTCTTGATCTTGAGTGTACAAAGTTCTCAAACTCTGCCGATAATAACTTCATTGGTAACGCCGATGAGGACTTGATAGTAATCTCGATCTCATCGTGTCGCCCTTGGACGGGGAATCGGAACGAACCACTATCCAGCACTAAACTGCCGATTACAGAGTCCGCTCCAAGCGTGGTAGGATTGAATATGTACTTGTATGTATCGCGATATAACGGCGTTACCTCGACGGTAAAGTGGCCTGTATCGGAATAATCAATCGCTCCGTTTCTTATCAGTTGTTTGGTAAAGTTACTAGAAGACCTACCACCGCGTTCTGTAGGTTGCTTCAAGGTCTGTGTAGAAAACTTATAACTTGTTTCGTATTCAAAACCTACGAAGAAATCGTCGTTTGAAATGTCGGTTCTAACGGTAAAAGATGTAGCACTTAAACGAGTAATTTCAAAACGCTCACCACTCGTCTTATATAGTACAGCTCCGTCAGGATCATACACCATACCCGATATGGTAGTTCTGTTCGTTCCTGAGTCGTAGCTTCTAGTTAGTGTGGGAGACGAGGCAAGATCCTGAACCCGTCTATCGAGGTGTAATGAATAGTTTAGTCCTGTGTCTTTATGCCCGGCTTCCATCGCCATCTTTTCGAGGAAACCATCTTTTGTAACGACATATAGATCTGAGTCAATGAAGCCCATGCCGACGATTTCCTTACGGAAGTCAAAGCGCATCCAAGCTGATTGTATCTTTTCTTTATTAGACCAAAAATATTTGTATACATATAGTTCATTTAAATTCTCGTTTGAAGACGCGACAATAACGTTCTCAGTCGCCGTCCCCACCATCATCCTAAGATTACCTTCGATATATGTCGGTACTTGCTGAGTGATTTCAGACGCGTCAAAAACGTCGCTATCACGATTAACAAAGAACTCGTATATACCTTCGTATGAATCGCGTGAGAAACTGAAGTAAACGTAGTTAGTCAACGCCAATGGGCGCACCTGTGAGCTGACATTGTACTCGGTAATAGGAGAGATATTAACGGTCTTAGCCGTCAGAAGATCCGACCCCCTCAACACAAATTGAGACTGCGGTGAAAACAGCACCAGCTTTTCTTGGAACGCAGAAGCATGGGTCAGCTTTGAAACCTTTGTATGCGCGACTCCAACGTCGATTGGGGCGCTGTCAAGAAGTGTCAAGACGGTAGTCCTGAAGAAGTTGAAATACTCGTCAGCCTCGGAGAAGATAACAGCGGTATCGGTCAGTATGCCTAATCGATTCTTAAAGAAGAATAAGTCATTGATCTTTTTACCAACAAACGACGGCAATGGATTTGTATCATTATCACCAACAGTTCTACCCGTCCAAGACGCTACATCGATTGTATACGCCGTAATTACATCATTAACGATTGTAGGCACAATTTGAACAGGCATCGTGACTGTGTCCAAATTAGTCTTTATTCCATAGCCCACATCTTCTACCCAAGCTCCGTCACCAAACGCTTCCCCGTCGTGAACCTCGAACTTGACATAATAGTCGTCCTGAACGAGTTCCACATCGCCTCTAACTTTTATACGAAAACCGGGATAAGCTCCCACCGCCCCAAAGCACTTCCTAGGTAGCTCTGTTATCGCCCTGACTTCTTGAAAAGCGATACCAAGACCTTCGTCACCTAAACCGTCTTTAACGCCGATTTGAAACGCAGATGCTGAACTGATTCGTAAACAAGCGTTTTGGATCTCCAATGTCTGAGATATACCGCTGGTAGCGACTGAAGCTGTAGCTGTAGCACCGCTACCACCTCCGCCTGTAAGCGTGATTGTGGCGCTAGAGTAATTAGACCCACCATGTGTTAATACTATTTCAGTAACCACACCAGCGGATAGGACTGCGTATCCAACAGCGTTATCCGTACCTGTCGTGGGGTTTGAAAAATTTACAGTTGGTGGTGATGTATAACCGCTTCCTCCGTTAGTAATGGTTATAGATGTTACACGACCACCTGTACCTAAAGTTAAAGCTAATTGAGAAGCGATGTATTCTGTATCAGCGTCTCGTCCACTACCTTCGCTATTACCTGTTGTATCACTAGAGGAATTTTGACCATCACCACTTTTATAGATATATTTTTCACCATCAATCTCGATGCTGTATTCTTTACTGTAGTCACCCAACTTAACAAACACTAACGCCTCGTGCGGTAGCTCAGGTGATAAGTCGCTCGTCATAGCGATCTCTTGTGTCGTATCAGCCACGAATGTATAGTCAGCAACGGTCAACGCCCGTAAATCTGTAAGTGGATTTAACGCACCATTAAGGTAGGTTTGAGCGTTGCTAGAAATAGATACAGGAATACCAGCACCATCGGCTACATTATAAATACTTACCGATGTAGTCCCACTGTCGTTGTTGAATATCATCGCGTGTTTATTCAACGGATCTCGATCAACGAAATGAACGAGTGCATCGTCTTGGAGCGACGTATTAAGATTCGCTACATACTCGGTATGGGGGCGTTTGTTAAGCCCGTCCACAACGGAGCTAAAAGCGTTTATCTGTTCTTCCGCCTGACCGGGATAACGAAGATTATCAGGCTGTTGCGATACGCCTTGTACAAGATTAGGTACAGATGTAGTGATTAATGGCATCAGCGATCAATAACGCGTTTTACATCGTAGTTATCAAAGATAGTTCTGTCGGCGTTCTCAGAGTCGCTATCAATCGCTAAAGCTTTAGCTATCACTTCATCACGAAGAGTAAAGCCTTCGATCTCTTGCGAGCCAAGGTAACGATTAGCAAACTTTCTACTAGCTCTTGTTATGATGTAACTTCTAAACTGTTGTGGTAGTTCTTCAAAACTTAATTCAAATGTGATCGTAACTTTTAAATTTTTATTAAAGACATCGGTATGGTTCTTTCTGTCGTATAAAACAGTACCACGTTGAACGACATCAATATCGGTATATTCGTTTAAAGCTGTATCTACTTTTAATGTACTGCTTGGTAGGTTTATTTTATTTTGAGTCGTAAGTAGAAGCTCGTATTCATGCTCCGTATTAAAGTGCCAGCCTTCGGACTGAATCTCACGGCTGACTTCATCTAAGATATTAACTGCGGTTACTACGGATACAGGTAAACGATTATCAACGGGAGTAAGCGAGTTCACAGGGGCTTCCCCAATAACTCCCAACATTGTATTTACCGCTTCAAGCTTTGATGTAAGTGCCATGTTTAAAATTAGTTATAATATATGGTGTGAAGGGGAGCGAGGCGAAACGAAAAAAGACCCCGCTCCCACAACACAACCAAACAAGAATTACTTCTGTAACTCGATAGCACACTCAGGGCGGAGGATTCCGTGCCCCATTGCGTACTTCGCTACAAACAAAGTTCCTTGACGCTCGATTTGATACTCGGACTCGGTAGCAAGATCAAGCAATTTAACAGTTCCAA